CCGGCTGCGTAAGAACCAATAGCAATAGAGTTAGCACCTGAATTAGGAGCGGCTGTAAATCCAATAGCGATTGCGTTAGTACCTAAGCCTGATGCTCCTGCGCCGTTACCAACAGCAACAGAGTTACCGCCTTGTGAGCCGGCTCCTGCGCTGTATCCAACAGCAACAGCTCCGGCTGCTTGATTAACACCGCCGGCGGCGGCGCCGATAGCAATAGCGTTTCTACCTTGTCCTGAATATGCTGTAGTGTATCCAATAGCAATACCGCTATCGCCTTGACCTAATCCTGTACCAGAACCGATAGCAACAGCACCGCCACCTTGATTTGTTCCGCCTGCGCCAACACCGATCGCTACAGATTCTGTACCTTGGTTGGTTTGTGCGGCGTTGTAGCCAATAGCTACTGCGTAATCTTGTTGTGTATCTTGACCAGCACCTGAACCGATAGCAACCGTTTGGGCACCTTGTGTGTTATTACCAGCATACAATCCAATAGCAACAGATTCAATACCTTGCGTATCTTGGCCAGCATAGCTACCAATAGCAATAGCGTTAGCACCTTGTGCTGAAGTATTGCCAGCTTCTAAACCTAATGCAATAATAGTAGGACCGCTTGCGTTGTTTTTGTCGCCTAATGTAGCCCAGGTTGTAGAACCGCCACCGTTACCGCCTACGGCTGTAAGTTGACCTAATGCGTTACCGACCCAAACTGTAGGTGGATCAACGTCTAAGTTTACTACTAATTCACCAGGACGAGCGTTGCCGTCATAGTTAGCCAACGTCTCTTGGGCGTTGTCTTTCATATCAGCGCGGCTGATACCTGTAATTCCTACATATGGTGGAGGTGTTTGTGGCATGTTAAATCCTATAATAAAATGTTATTAGTATTTAGTAAGCCAACAAAAAAGCACCTTATGGTGCTTAATTGTTTTAGATTTTCCGACCCACCAGCTTAACGTTTTTAACTCCGCTAAGTCAGGAGCGTAAACTATTTAGTGGGTAGTTAACAGCCTGTTAAAATTCTGCGGCTACTGTAAAATCAGGACAATCGCGATACATTTGCGGAACTAAGTTACCTTCGTCTTTAATCATTTTAGCTAAATGTTGAAAGTCGTTAGCGTAGTCGGCAGCCTCAAGTGCGTCTAATACTACTTCAACACAACTTGAATGTGTTGAGTCTGCTAAGTCAAATAAATCATCGTACGGCTTACCTAACTGTGTTAACAGCGCATCAATGACTTTTGTCCATTCTTCGTTAGTAATGTGTTTGGGTGTTAGTAAGCATACGCGGTCGCAGGCAAACACTTCGTCAAATGTGGTATATGCTACACCTTTAGAAGTTGCTTCAACAAACTTAAAATCATCACGCTCGTCTGGATTTTCAATGTTGTCGCAATTCATTAATGCGTGACTATACTTTGCCCACTTACCTGTTTTAATCCATGATAAAAAACTAACCATAACACTACTAAGATGTGTAGTGCTACCCGTTAGTATAACATAGTATCCGCTGGCTAATGTTTTAGCTAATTCAGCTCTTTGTTCATCAGTTATTTTGTGTTGGCGGCTCCAACTAATTTTTGGAGGAATAGTTGCTAACCAATGATAGAATTTATAGAATACGTTTTGATATTTTGACATAACAATATTTAGCGGCCAACAAAAAAGCACCCGAAGGTGCTTTTTGCTCTTTTGGATAATCCGTGGATTAGCTGAAAGAAAGGTTTTGTACAGCGATTTCACCAACGTAGTCAGCGGCGTTACCGAAGGAACTTGCTGTGTTAGTTAATTCTACGAAACCATAACGTGTCATAAATGAAACTACTGGCTCGAATGTACTTGGATCAAGAACAACACCAGAAGACATCAATGGGATGTATGGGCAGTAGAACGCTGGAGCGTCAGCTTCTGAAGAACCCTTATAGCCAACTAATACAGGTTGTGTATCAGGAGCATAAGAGTTAACAAACACACGCATTGCACCGTTCAATGTACCAACAAACTTAGTGTTTGTAGGAGCTTCGAATGTGCCTTCTGTTGTACGTGCGAAAGCAGAAGTTGTAGCAGATTGCAATACTGTTAAGGCAGCTGAAGAAACAACAGCCCAGTTACCAGCGCCACGACGTGTACGCTGAGCGATCAAGTTAGCAACGCGGTTGATCAATACAGCTAAGGCTGCATGCTCATCACCAACGAATGTTGCTGTACCAGATACAGTAGCTTGGTTGTATGTGTACTCAGTAGCGGCTAATGCTGATAAGGACAAGAGGATCTCTTGGTCGATCTCAGCAGTAATTTCTTGTGCGAGAGCAGCCATGATTTCAGCTTCTACGTCAATACCGTGCATTGCTTGTGCGTCTTGAGCAGATTCAAATGTCCAACGAGCTTGTAACTTACGTGTCTTAGCTTCAACAGCTTGTTTCAAGATCTGGATACTGATTTGCTTACCGCCTGTACCTTCCATTGTACTTGTATTGTTACCAGTGTAACCAGTAGCAGTAGTAGTATTTTGTGGAACTGTAGAGTATGCAGTTGCGATTGTAAATGGTGATAATGCTTCTTGACCAGCTGTTACGGAAGTTGCAGCTAAACTATTGTCTGTTAAAGACTGAGCATAGCGAACACGTAATGTGTGGATCTGAGAAACAGGACCAGTCATTGGTTGTACACCAACTAATTCGTTAGCGATAACGGTTGGCATTACACGACGGATTACTGGGAGAATAACGCGGTTTAAAGTAGCGATGTTACCACTAGCTGTTGAACCAGAAGATGCGTTCTCTTTCAAGTACTTACGTGTGTTTTCGAGGATAACACTCATGGAGTTACGCTTAGAACCTTGCAAACCTTCTAAGAGTGCGTCTTTAGTGTCGCCCCAACGGCTTTCTAATAAATCTTGTGACATTTAAGTCTCCTTTTTTAATTTCTTTTTAATTACAGCCCTGCCAAACGCTTAAGATCAATGACGTTGCTTTCAGAGTCAGCAACGGTCTCTTGCTCTTGGACACGGGCAGATTTATCGCCAGTTGCTACAGAAATTGACTCAGTGATTACTTTGTTGGCTTTCACTGCGCGACTTTCCAAAACAGCCGGTAGATACTTTTCGAACGCATTCTTTAGACGTGGAGTCTGAACGCTTTCGAGTAAATTACGCATAACTTCTGCTTTCTCTTCGTTTAGAGGAGCTAACAGTTCGTCCATTGTGCGCTGGCGCTCGTTGGACTCTTTAAGAATACGTACTTCACGTTCTTTGGATTCAACTAAGACAGTTGCCTTCTTAGCGAATTTGATAGCTTCAGCAATCTTTTGATCTTTCTGAGCAATAACGTCGTGTAATTTGCGTACTTCTGCTTTCTCATTTAAGTGAGTAGCGGCAAATTCTGCGGCGTATGTTTCAAAAATACGACGACCAAAATTGTTCTCGCGAGCAACTTGGATGTCTTCTTTCAATTGACTGAGTTCAGCCTTTAAATGACCAGCAACAACACGTGTCATCTTCTGAGCAGATTCTTTTACGAAACGGCTCTTCAAGGACTCTAACTGTGTGCGAGCGTTTTGAACTAAGCGAACCTTAGTTTCAACAACGTCACGCTTATCAGCGGCAAATTCTTGAATTTCACGTGCTAACGCATGAACGATGAAACCTTCTAACTTCTCAAGGCCTTCGTTATGTGTTTTACGGTCTTTACGCAATTCGCCAATTTCCTCAGCTAATTTAGAAACCATAAAGCTGTTAAACTTAGTGGCATTTTCTTTCATTTGCTTTTGGAACTTAACACGGTCTTCAGCAAGTGCTTGCTTTTCAGCTTTTACTTGCTCAACTTCTGCGATAAGACTTTCTGTTACCATACGATCAAGGGCTTCAACCATCACTTGTTTGTCATGCTCATAGCGTTGTGCAAACTCTTCGCGGAGTTCTGCACGTGCGGCTTCCTTGGCTTCAACTAACTTGGCTTCCCAAGCTTCATTGATTTCTGAACGAGCTTCCTCGGTTACCAGTTCGCTATCTAATAACGGCTTTAGTGCGTCTAGCATTTTATTTCCCTTCAATCTTGAGACCACGTATCAAGCGCATTACTTCGCTTTGTACATATCTCTGTGCTTTATTGCTCTTAGCTGGGTCCTTATACATATCTAACAAACGCTGTCCGCCGGTATGATTTAACAAACCTTCGTAAATTGCTGTTGGGTATGCGTTAGGAGCACTTGGCTGAGCAACTACATCAACAGTGACTATTTCAAAGTCACTGACGTGTCCATTAGCGTCGTTTACATTACCTGATCCACGACTACTAACACCTAGTTTCACACCACTGTCTAACATAGTCTTAACTAGTTGACCCATTGGTGTAGGTAATATCTTAAGTTTGCCAAAGCCACAAGGACCGTCCATCCACATATTTTCAATCATGTGCGAAACGCGATCTAAGTTGATTTTTAAATCATCTGGGTGATCTACTTCGCCTAAAACAGAGTGACCTGTTTTGATTTGTTCGTTGATAGTGTCTACAGCTTTAGCGATTTCACTCACAGGATATACACGCTCATTTGCATTGCGGACTCCGCCTTCAATACAAATGCCCTTCATGTAAAGGGTCTTCTCACCAGAACCATCTTTAGCTTCCTCAGTCAAGAGTTCAACCTTGGCCTGAGTGAAGCTTAGATGTTCCTTAAGATAAGTGTTGCGAGCCATATCTATGGATTAACCTTTTGGAAAAGGTGTTTTTGCGTTAACACCAGCGGCTTGGCCTGTTGTTGGCTTTGGAGCTGGAGCTAATTTACTACCGTCTTTACCTGGAACGTTCTTGAAAGAACCTGCGCCTGGTAAATCGCCTTCGCCTTTGCTGTAAGCATTGCTTGGTTGCTTGTAAGCGGCTGTGCCGTCTGGGTTAGACTCAGTAGCACCAGTCATTTTAACTGGGCTAGAAGCCATACCTGCTGCACCGCTGTTGAAAGCTGTAGTTGATTTTGTGTTTGTGCCTGCTGGCTCAGATGTAACTGGCTTTGGGGCTGCTGGTAAACTAACGTTTTCTGTCATTGGAACATCAACGTCTGTAAACTCTGCTGTATCGTCTTGTGCGTAAGCGTCGCCGCCAACTTCACCGTCAACTGGCTCCATAGCTTCGCCGTCGTCGCCTTCGGCACCTTCGTCGCCCATTAACGCTTCAAATTCAGCCATTAATTCGTCTAATTTGTCTTCTAAGTCAACAACGCGATCTTCAATGTCGCCTTCGCCTGCTTCGTCGCCTGCATCTTCAATATCAGCAGTAACTTCGTCGCCAGCTTCTTCAGCTTCGTCGTCAAATTCAGCAGTAGATTCGCCTTCTTCTTCGCCTTCTTCTTCGCCTTCTTCGGCAGACTCGTTCATACCTTCTTCATCGGTATCAACATCGGCAATTAAATCGTCAGCAGAATCGCCGCCGATAGAATCTTCTTCGTTCATGAGGTTTTCATAGATCTCACGGGACTTTTCTACAACGATATCGTGGAAAAGTTCTTTAGCTTTCGCTTCTTCGTCGTTAATCACGTATTCGATTAACTGTTCAAATTTCGTAGTCATTAATTTCTCCTTTAGAATGGCTCGTGCTGTATTTACGCCTATATAATAATATAGGTGCTTTTAGTATATAAAACTGGTAGTTTTTGTAGTTATTTTGTAATAATTAGGCGGCTGCTTCAGGAGGTGGAGCATATTGTAAGCGCACTAATTTTAGTTTTTCTTTATATTCGGCGTTGCGAATATCAGATAATTCACGTAATTTTTTAATTTGACGTAAAGTTAAACGTGTTTTACGTAGGTCTTTGAGCGTGGTTTGGCTATTATCTTGCTCAAGATCTTGGTAAGCTGAGGGGCTACGGTCGTAAATTTCGTTAAGGATCATACTATTATTTAGCGATTGTGTGCTATTATAAGCCGCCGGCTGTAGGTGCGCCGCCTGTTGGGGCTGCCATGCCTGCTGGAGGTGCTCCGCCTGCGTCTGGTGCTCCGCCCATATCGCCGCCCATATCGCCACCTAAATCTCCGCCAAGCTCTTCGCCTGTTGAGATATCAGATTCCATGCCGCCTGGAGTAACACCAATACCGCGCATATCTCCGCCGCTAACAGCAAATTCTGGATTTTCACGTTCTTCGCGCCATAGTTGCTCGTTCTCAAGAATTTCTTCTTTAGTTAAGCCTAAATAACGCTCTAATAAGAATCGTTTACTCATATACGGTAACGGTTCTACAGCAGAAAACGCCTGAATTCGTGTATTATCAAGCTCTACTTGACGGTAAGAAGCAAAGTTTTGCGGTTCACAAAGCGCAATATCAAACAAACTTGTGTCAATATTAAAGCCGCGCCATGTTAAAAATAGCTTAAATTCAGCATTTAACTTCTGCATAACAAGTTTTTGTAAGCGTTCGCAGTATTTGTTAAAGCGGTATTCTTGTATAAGTGCTGTGCCTACTTTACCGTCATTCATTGTAGCACCAGAATCGTCCGGTCCTGTTGGCAAGTAAGAACTAGGAACACGCAAGCCACGTGCCATTTTGTTGTTAAAGTATTTTAAGTCGTCAATTTCACCTAGGTTTTGTCCGCCTGGTAAAACTTCTACAGATGAACCGCGGCCTTCTGCTGTTTGTGGGAAGAAGTAGTCTTCGTTGGTTGACAGTGGATTGTAGGATGCGTCCATCATGTTAGCGCCGCCACCTGTTGTAGTAGGAATACGACGTTGATGCATTTCATTTTTAACACGCTCAACGAATTGCATAGCCATGTGCGAAGGCATATTACCTACGTCAATTTTGAAAAGGCGGCGTTCTGGAGCACGTTGAACACGGTAGATAAGAACTGCGTCCTCTAATAATTCTTTTTGTTTGTAAACTTTGTAAATGTTTTCAAGAATTGATTGTCCAAAAGGCCAAAAATAATCTAAACCTTCGTTAAGCGATAAGTGAACAATGTGTTTAGCGTCTAAACATGACTCGTTCATAGCCTGTGTAAAGCGTGAGTTGCCTACACCGCCACCTGCTCCGCCACCTGCTCCGCCGTTAGGTGCGTTATAATTGTTACCTGTAGTAACGGAACCAGTAGCACGGCTAACATAGTAGTCAGATGTTGTCTTTGCTGCCATAGACAAGTTCTGGAAGTTAGGATTAATATCGCGGATGATATACTGTTCTGGGCGTTTGCCTTCGCTCTCGTTTACAATAACGCGAGCTACTTTAATCATGTCAATCCAGAATAACTCAAAAGTTTCTGGATCGCGTACAAATACTTGGTCGCCATACTTAATTGTATTGCGGAATAATTTAAAAATACGCTGATCTAATTTATTAAGGTGTGTCCATTGTTTTAGTTGTTTCTTAACTAAATCAATTTCGTGATCAGACGGTTTATCATTAAAATGAATATCAAACGGTGTGCCGTTATCGCTGTTATTCTGTGTAGAAAACTCGGCGATAATATCTAAGCAAGCATTAACTTCAGAATCGCAATCCATATTTTCATATTGATTGTAGCGTTCTAAACGGTTAGGGTGGCCTGAGTAAACTTCTGGTAAGCGTGATGCGTAGTTGCGGAAAGCAAACTCGTTTCCTGAGCCGCTGTCGTAGCCGTTTGAACCTGTGCGACTGTAGCCAGGAAGTCCAAAATTGTTTTTACCAGAGATAGGACTTAGTTGTCCTAATTGGTTCACATCGGCGACTTTAAAATACTTGCGCCATCCGCCGTTGCGGCCGTTTTTACCGTCATTAATTGCCATAGTTTATTATTTAGCGTATTTTTTAGTATGCTATTTTTTACGCCTTGTTCATTGCAGCCTTTTTGTCGGCATCGTTTTTCTGTTGTTGTGCTACATTAATTCTGCGTAGAGGATCTAAAATTGAGGCAGCGTTAACGGTGACTGTAGCCGCTGTAGATTTACCGGCTACGGTGTTTTCTTGTGCTTTAGGACCTTGTACTTGCGGTACGTCTTTTTGTGCGTTAACAACATCAGTTAGAGGTCGTTGATAAACTCCTACTGCCATGTTAGCACGTTTTTCAGCAGAGCCTGCTAATTCGCTTGCGTTAGGACGTTCAACTTCTTTAGCAAAATAATAAGCCGATTTAGCTACATCACCGCCTCCGAGTGCCATAGCTTTCTGGAATTGTTTAGCTTCGTAACTGTTTGGATCAGCCTTTAACTCTTTATGTATATACGCTATTTGCGTATCTTCGTCAGTCCACGGTTTACCTACCGACTCGGCATATTTTTTTAACGCTTCTAAGCGAGGACCTGTCCATTGCATTAATCCTGATGCCCCGCTGGCTATGTTTATAGCGCCGGTATTAAAAGTTGATTCGGCGTATAAGTTTCCAGTAATAGCAGCCGCTTCTAATTTTGAAAAACCTTGTTTCTCTAACTTTGAAGATACATCAGCGGCTCGAGCACCGGTATCTTTAGCAATGCCTGTGCCGGCTGCACGTTCGGCAGCAGATAGCCCAGCGGCCTCACGTCTTGTTTTTTGTCTTGCTGTTCCGCCACCAAACAATGACGATATAGGATGCGCAATTGAATCAACCATATCAGCTAATCCTTCAATTGCTTCTTGAACAGGTAAGACACCTAATTGTAGCAAGTCTTGAAATGCGTCGCGAGCACCCATTTGATTACGGCGCAAGTTAGTAGCTTCGTTTGTAAGTTTATCACTGCCTGCTATTTGTGCGTCTGTTTGTTCTTGTGCTGACTTCATTGCTTTAAGCATTTCACCGCCGGCCATCATTGACAGTTTTTTTGTTTTACCATAAGACAGATAAACTTCTGTACCGCCAAGCAATGCGTATGATTTACGTTGATCTTCGGTAGTCTTAGCGGCATCGGCCATTGATTGCATAAATTGAGCTAACGGCATTTTGCTGTCTTTAGCAAGTTTATTACTAATGCCAGCTGTAGTCATCTGTAGCTGTGTACTTTGCTTAACTAATCCAACGTAGCCCGATACTTGATTAGCGTAACCTATAGCGGCGTCTTTATTAGTTTTAGCTAACGCATTGTAACGCTCAAGTTGTCTATTTCGGTCTTCTTCGTCTAAATTTGATAAAGCCGCGTTAAATGCATCAATAGCAAGTGCTTCTTCACGTTGCTGTGCTAACGAATCTGCTGATTGTCCTGTGAGTTTACTAAGATTCGATAGGTTCTTTAAATAATCAGCGGCACCTATTCGTAGTTGTTCAGTTGTTTTCTTTTCAGAAGTAGTAAAGGCTGATTCTTGACTCATATAAGTCGCAATACCTTTATTAATATCATTAACTGAATAACCCATATTCATAAACTGACGTTGTAAATCAGTTGATTGAATTCCGCGGGCTACGTTAGCTAATTGTTTAGCGCCTTGAGATGTTGTTCCAGCAAAGTTAGAAAGAGTAACTGAGTTTTGTGTAATCATTGCTGTCATGTCAGCAAGATCGTTAATACCGTAACCAAAATCTTTTAGCTCGCCGTAAATCTCAGTCATGCCGGCACCGCCTACTGCACCTACTTTTGATAAATCTTGATTAGCTTTATATAATGCGTCAGCTTGATCGGTTGCCGCAGTAACAAAGAATGTTAATACTTTTACTACCGCACCTATAGCCGCACCCAAAGGGCCAAATTGCATAGCCGCTTTAGCTACTGTATCTGCGCCTGAGTTTAGCGCCTTATTAAAAACATTAGAGCCTTGCTTACCGTCTTTAATATCTTCAAAGGTACTTTTAATTGAAGTACCTAATTGATTTAACGATGCGTTTAATTCTTGTGTGTAATTTTTAACGCCTTTAGAGCAATCGTTTAGTCCTTCTTTTAATTGCTTCGCAGAGATATAACCTCTGTCATACTGATCGTAAAGATTTTTAGCGGTTGCCTGAATTTCTTCAGGTGTCATAAATTCTGCCATGATTAGCTAGCCATTTGACGTTGTGTTCTTGCGCCTCGTTGTATTTCAGATAACAAGGTTTTAAGTTCTGTCACGATTGCTTCTGTGCCGTCTACGCTGTCTACAGCACCTGATGATGAAGTAACTTTTTCAGGTTGTAGACCTGCGGTACCCATAGGCGGCATATTTGACTGTGCGTTACTAACAGGAGTCAGTTTAAATTTATCTAACGGTACAATAGCTTCTTCGCCGTGCATTGTTAAATTAGGTTTATATCCTGTGCGAGGTCCGTTTAATATTGCGCCTTCGGCTGCTGATACTTGAACGTGAAAGTGACCTGCTGTAGCCTGTGAAGACGGATTATTGTATTCGTCAATAACAGAGCTTGCGCCTAATCCCTTAAGTGCGGCTACAATTTTTTCGCCTTCTTCTTTGCTAGGTTTGTTAGCTACAGAAAAATCAAGAGCTAACCCTTTAGTGTGTTGACTGCTAGGAGCACGTTCGTTATGAAACTTATCGTTAAAACTACTAAAGTGCGAGAAGCCTGGGATTTTACCTTGAATAGCTTGAGCAAGCTCTAACAGTTTAGGACTAACTTTTGCGCCTTCTTGTTGAACGTCGCCTTCCTTAACTTTGAGACCTAATGCTTTAAGATCGGCAGAGCCTGTAGCGTTGCCTACAGGAGCACCTTTATAGCCTGCTCCTGCTGATACAGCTTGCGAGTTTAGTTTGTTTAGTTTATCTTCAGTACCTTTAAGCGGATGAAGAATAGTGTTAATTGTGTCAGCAAGGCCTTCCATTGCTTCTGTAACAGGTAGGACACCAGCATTAACTAAATTCTCCATACCGTCACGTGCTGACATCTGTGATTCGCGAGTTTTAGTTGCTGAATCTGTTAGTTTATCGGCGCCGTCGGCTTGTTCTTGTGTTTGCTTTTTAGCTTCTTGTGCGGCTTTAAGAATCTGACCGTCTGATAGATTGGCTAATTTTTGTGACTTTCCAAATGCTAGATATACGTCGGTTCCGCCGTATAGTGCGTAGCTTTTACGTAGTGCTTCGGTTCCTTTATAAGCGTCTGATATGCCTTGTAAAAATTCAGCCGCCGATTGATCTGCGTTTTTAGCTAAAGTGGCACTAGAGCCGCCAGTGCTCATATACAGTTGTTGGCTTTGCTTGCCTATACCTATAAAGCCTGAAACTTGATTAGCAAATCCTATAGCCGCATCTTTGTCAAACTTTGATAATGCATTAAATTTTGCTAATTGATTTTCACGTTGTGTTTCTGTCATGCCATCTAAAGCGGCATTAAATGCGTCAATAGCAAGTGCTTCGTCTCGTTGCTGAGCCATTTCCTCAGCCGACTGACCAGTTAACTTACTTAACTCAGACATGTTTCTCAAGTAGTCAGCGGCGCCTACTTTTAATTCTTCTTGGGTTCGTCTGCGCGAAGTTCCAAATGCCGACTGCTGTGTAATATACTGTCCTATGCCCGTATTAATAGCATCAACAGAGTAGCCCATGTTCATAAACTGACGCTGTAAGTCAGATGACTGAATACCTTTAGCAACACCAGCCATTGCTTTAGCGCCGTCGGCTACTGTTCCGTAGAAGTTAGAAAGTGCTACAGAGTTCTGACCTATTACACGAGTCATGTCGTTTATGTCAGCAATGCCGTAGCCAAATTCTTTAAGGTTTTCGTAAATCTCAGTCATGCCGCGGGCGCCAGCGGCACCTACTTTTGACAAGTCCTGATTAGCTTTGTAAAGTGCGTCCGACTGCTCGTTAGCAGCCGAAACAAAATATGTTAATACTTTTACTACTGCGCCAATGGCCGCACCTAACGGCCCAAACTGTGTTGAGTATTTGGCGATTGTATCAGCGCCTGAATTAAGCGCATCGTTAAAGACGGCGGCACCTTGTTTGCCGTCTTTTAGGTCCTCACCTAACCGTTTAGCAGAAGTGCCTAACTGGTTTAGTGAAGCATTTAATTCTTGTGTAAAATTGCGAACGCCTTTATTACAGTCGTTTAATCCGTCGGCTAGTTGTTTCGCAGAAATGGCTCCCTTATCGTAGAGATCGTAGAGGTTTTGAGCTTGGGCCTGGATTTCTTCAGGGGTCATGAATTCTGCCATATATATACTTATCTGAGGAAAAACCCATGAATTCAAACAATCCATTAAAACAGTATTTTAGACAGCCTGCAATTTACATTAAATTGCCGTCTGGCGGGCAATTTTATCCGCCAGGATCCCTAGAATTTACACCTAACGGTGAATATCCTGTTTATCCTATGACTGCTATTGACGAAATTACATATCGCACACCTGACGCACTTTTTAACGGTGAAGCAGTAGTTACAGTTATACAGTCTTGTATGCCTAACATTAAAAACGCTTGGGCATTACCTAGCATTGATTTGGATACTATTTTAACAGCTATCCGTATTGCTAGTTATGGACATAATATGGAGTTTGAAACACGTTGCCCTTCTTGTAGCCACGAAGAAGGTCGCAGTTTAGATTTGCGCACAGTTATGGATATGCTTAAATCTCCTGACTATAACAAGAGTGTTAAACAAGGTGATATTGAAATCTTCTTTAAGCCTATGACTTACAAAAACTTAACTGATAATAATAAGTCGCAGTATGAAGAACAGCGTATTTTAAATCAGTTAACTCCTCAGGGCGATACACCTGAGGATATTGAAAAGGCTAGAAATATTAGCTATACCGAAGTGCTTAAAAAGATTACACAAATTACAGTTAATGCTTTAGGACAAAGTATTGCTGTAATTAGAACTCCTCAAGCACAAGTATCCGAACCTGAGTTTATTGTTGAATTTTTAAGTAATTGCGATCGTGTGCTATTTGCTAAGATTCGCGATTATATTATTGAAACTAAAACAGCCGCAGAGTTACAACCTCTAACAATTAAATGCACAGAATGTCAGTTTGAATATAAGCAAGCAGTTACGCTTAATATGACTGATTTTTTCGCGGACGCCTCCTAGCACTATCTCCTGAGAAAATCGAGAAGTGGCTCGATGAGATGGAGAAGGAAACAAACGATATTAGGCAGGAGGCTTTACGTCTAACGTGGTATATGCGTGGTGGATTAAGTTACACTGACGCATTACACCTAAGTTATGCTGAACGTAAAATTATTAACGATATCGTAAAAGAAAACATGGAAACAACTAAGAAATCAGGATTACCATTTTTCTAAGTCGTTGATTTCCTTAAATCTCAAATATCTTTATTTTTCTAAGTCTGTTTAGAGATTAGCTAACGCTAATCTGTTTCTTTCGCTAACGCTCAGAAACATTTTTATCTTAATTGCTTTTAAACTGCTTGATCTAGATTAACTGGTCGTAATTCACCCTATTACGGGCAAATAACGAATCTCTTGATCTGAGTTATACTTTCGTTTTTATTAATGAGATTGTGTATACACTACACACGGAGGCGGTTGACCGGTACCCCCTACTCAAGCTTCACATATCAACGGAACCCTAGTGACCCTAATAAAACAAAGTCCTATAAGCTGAGGTTGTATCTTTTTCACAGCGCCTCTACCATTTGATGCCTTAAGTTAGCAACTTTCCTTCCACACGCAAGCTCATCCAGACCGGGTATCTCACCGTTCTTCATTGCGAGTCGAGCAACCCCGACCAAACAGAGTGTTTTGATGCCTTACAGATTAAATTTTATTTTTAATATGACTACCATGAACACGAACTTGTATATGTCCGTTATAGTAATCATCAGATTCTAGTACACGATGCCTAAATTGTTCACGAGCTTCTATATAACTACATTCAGCCTTAGACCTACAATAGTATAATATTTCTCTCGTAAAGTTGTCGCTGCCTAACTTTTTAATATCTTCGTTTAATTGATCGTTACTTCCATAGTATAGCTGCCAGTCTGATTCAATTTTTGATTTGATTTTCTTACGTTTTTTGTTGCCGTTCTTTAATTTTACTACTTTATATGTTGTCTTACTAAATTTTGCTAATTTCTTTCCAATATACTTTCTGCCGGTAATGTTATTTGTAATCAAATATACAAAACCGACACAATCTTCGGGTAATTCAGAGATTTCTGTGTTTTCGAAAAGCCATACCATGGACTTGTAGTTATCGTATTACCATTCCGTGGCATAATTTTCTGTTACCTTTTTGTAATTACATTTCGATTGACATTCTTGCCATTTAAATGTTTTAAATTCTGTACTCCAAAAATTGTCATTAATAACTTCTGATAGTGTTCTTGTATTCAAGTTAAATCGTTCTGCTAAGTCCTGCCACTCGTTGTTATGTGAGTAACGATTAGCTACCCAGCAACACGGAAACAATCTCCCGCGAGCATCTATATACAAGCCTTTATTGCCTATTTCGCACAACGGCTTAACACCGTTAGCCTCCTCTACTGATTTGTATAACGCAACATTAGTAGGCGATACAGCAGAGTTTAATCCACGATGACTTAATTGTAACACTTCTCGTTCAAATCTATGTGAACTACTTACATATTTTACACTAGGTTCTAGCGGATCGTTTACACCGTAGCTAGGATAAATCGACCCAAATTTAGTAGATTTAGTTAACTGAAACGCATCAAAGCCCCACGATTGCGCCATATTAACCATACGTGTAATATGATCCTCGTTAAACTTAAAGGCGATAGCGGCCCATACTACGCGACATTGGCTAGTAGATCTTAAATTAACTACACCATTAATTATGCTGTCAAAAGCAGAGTTTACACGGTATAGATTATTGCTCGCATTATCCCAACCATCTATACTAAAGTGTACAGTATCTTGCGATGTTAGCACAGAACCTAAGGATCGCCACCACTCTGCTTTCTTATGCGACCCGTTAGTAATAATAACTATCTCAACAGGTTTAATGCGCTTAATGTAATCTATCACAGGAATAAGATCGTGTGCGTATATAGGATCACCGTCGTCGCCGCAGAATGTGATCTTTTCAAGATTGTTGCGAATAAAATCTTCTGTAAAGTTACGCTTAAAAAAATCTAAGTCTAACTCTGTGTTTATTAAACTGTCTGGCACCTCTGCGCGAGCGCAACGAGGACAGCGTAGCGTACACTTACTACTAATCTCAATGTGAAAATGCCAGGTTGCTAGTGTCATAAAATTACTCAAGATCGGTTAATATTTGTAAAAACTTTTTTGGTTTATTACTTTTTAAATGATAGTTATCGCTACTGTGAAATAATTCTCTTTTAAAAACAATAACACTTCCAGCGTTCCAATCTTGACTAACATATTTTAAACTTAAATAAAGTCTATCATCATCCCAGCAATGCGATAAATTTTTGTTCCAAAAATCTAAATCTACTGGATGCGCAGTATGAGAATTTACTTTCTTATACTTCCAGAAATCGTTATAATCTGCTACTTGATCAAATAATATAGTTCTGCTTGGCGCAGATTCTAACGGAATTAAAAAACTATAATAAGGTAGTTTTCCTGTAACCTCTCGCGTGTAATCGCAATGTATATCCCACGGTAAAAATAATTCTACACTATTACATTCTACGACCTTATGCTCGCCGATTAAATCTACCATTTTAGGCCCTAAGATTTGCCCTAGTTGGTCGGTTGCATCCCAGCTATGCCAACTTTGTGTAGCTATTAGTTGATTAGCAAATTTCCCTTCGCGCCCAACATACTCAACTTTTTGTAAGTTGCTTACAAAAGCTGACAATGTGTTAAGTTCATCTTTTGAGACCCAGTGGTCTAGTTCGTAAATATCATTCATTTTATACTCATCATTATACTTGGTTTTATTTTTTTGTCAAGCAGTTGCGACTGTTTAGCTAATTTTTTGAGAATCGACAACTCTTCGTAAACACGGGGCATTGGGTAACCTAATTTTACAGATAGTTCGTGTATTTCGATGCGCCGCCTAATTCTTTCTCTTAATGTATTATCGGGATTTGTAGACGCCGACCAACTGTATATACTATCAAATTTTATATTGCTATCTAAATTGATACCTAGTTCGTCTAACATACCTATAATAGGAGTATGATCATACAAATGCATAGTAAACCCCCATCGTACCATAAAAATTGTACCCATATCTGCGTATCGTTGATATTTAATAAGAGCATCTAAATTATCTTGGTGATCCTGTTGAGTTTCTGTTGGATAGCCTACAATCATTAACAATACATTTGGAATCCCCCATCTAGCGCATCGCTCAAAATGGTACTCAATGTCTTCGTTAGAAAATTTCTTACGCATATGATCTCTAACATTATTACTAAAACTTTCAATACCTGTAGTTAACATTTCACACCCGGCTAAATGCATAAGTTGATATGAATATTCTTTTTGCTGGCTTGCAGGTCTACAAATAAACTGCCCCTGATACCGTATAGGCTCAAGTTCTGGATAACGTTGCTTTTCGTTGTAAAGTAACTCGTTGAACTGATCAAAATTACTAACGCTGCCGTTAATTAAGCTATCAGTGAATTCAAACTTTGTAATACCATACTCGTAGTAGTGTTTTTTAATTTCATCAACAATGCTTTTAGCATTACGATATCTAAATTTTGGCCAAGTTAATTCAATATCGCAAAACGTACAACTTCGTACACAGCCTCTGCTTCCTGTTACTAAGATTTTTTTATTTTGATAACGAGCCATGTCAAAAAATTCGTATGTTGGTGTAGGTAAACTTGATAAATCTTCAATTTGAACTGGAGTATTTTTATTAATACCGGGGTAATTATATTGACCCTTCAAAATACTGTCTAATGTAAGTTCTCCTTCGCCAAATACTACATAATCGGCTAGTTTTTTGCGTATTAATAAATCGCCAAATATTTCTTTACTATTTGGACTAGCGTCTGTAGAAACACCTGACCCGCCGACTACCGCGGGTATTTTACAAATTTCTTGATACCACTCTAGAACTTTTATAGCAATGCGATTGCTAAAATAACTAAACACACTAAAACATACAAATTCAGTTTTGTGATCGATTATCTTTGAGAGAGACGATACAAAACACTCTTTTAAACGTTTTTCGAGATCGATTGATATATGCTCTTCGCTAAGTGTGGTCCAGGCATCAAGCTCTTCGCGTTCAGTATCTGATAAAAGATTAAATAAATCTAAATTATAGTCAAATACCTTAACATTATATCCGTTATTTTTAGCCACGCTTGATAAAACCGCAATCGCACCTGGCGGGTAAACAGTTTCAACTTTGGGTAATGAAACAAATATAATATTTTTCATTTATTAATTAATTCTTTTATTTCGTTTGTTAATTCAGGATAAAGATTATTTACACCGATATAATTATCCCAGAACTGCTCAGAATTTTTTTGTTCTAAAGGTAGCGATGCTATTCTCCCTTCAATATTTTTATTTTTATAATCTTGAAAAAAAGTATCAGTAACTCGAATACTTAATTTATGATCTTGTAATATTATATTTGCTAACCAGTAATCTAATAAAAAATTGTCGAGTCTTACAATAGGTCGAATTTTAAAGGGTTGAAACTCAATGTCAATATCGGCAGGTAACGGTTGATCAATGTTATAAGTTAATGATTTACAATTTGTTTGCTCAACGACTAGTTTAGTATTTACATAAACTTTCACCTGGGTAAACTCGTTCAAAGATTCAATCTCTATAGTAGTCATAATACTTCGATATCTGTATTATATGAAGTAAAGCCGCCCTCTTTTACAACCTTAAGGATATTCTCTACACGTCCTGCTAACTCGTCTCTATGCGATACTAACCAAATACTCTTATGTCGCTCACGTGACATCTGCTTTAACAATGCTAATGCTGACTCTACACCTTGCGTATCTAACCCATTATCAATCATCTCGTCAATAAACAACACGTTGATAGGTGTGTATAGCGATTCAAATACATCACGGAATGCCCAAGCCATACTTAAAATAAGTCTATTACGTTCTCCGCGGCTTAAATTGTCAAAGTCTAACTCACGGCCTAACTCTTCGATGCTAACAGTTAAGTCGTTTTGGAATACTACAGTATGCGGTAAGCCGATGCGATCTAAGTAATGCGTTAGTCGAGCATTTAAGTATCCTAAATTCTGCTCAATAATCTTCTTACGAATAAACGAATCTTTAGAAGTTAGCAATTTAAGCAAGAACTCTTGATGCTCTTGTAGTCTAGTAAGTTCGTTAAGCGTATCGTACGTGACTTCCTCAAGAGCTTGATTAGTCATTTCTTCAATTTGTTCACCGTAAGGATCTACTTCGGCCGTCTTATCTGCTAACTGTTTAATTAAATTTTCAACATTAGTACGATGCTGAATAGCCTGCTCCTCACGATCGTAGAACATTACAGGCGGACGACCTAACACGCCCAGGGCGGCGTGGGCAGCCTCCAGGCTTGCCAGTCCTGTAGCATATTCTTCGAGGCTCGTTCTAGTTGCTGCCAGATCCGCCT